ACAAAAGAAATAAAGATATTTTTATCGGAAACATCCCCCCGCGCCATTCAAAAACTGAAATAATTGTAAACTTTGTTGCGTGGAGTTTAGCAATTAATCCCGCGTCTGCTTTTTTGATAATTTCTGCATCCGATACACTTGCAAATGATACAAGTGCACGAATAAGAGAAATAATACTTTCAGAAGCATATCAGTTCTTTTTTGGACTTGAATTGAAAGCAGACACAAACGCAAAAGGACTTTGGCGAACCGTGCAAGGCGGAGGTATGAAAAGCGCACCTTTGAACGGGCAAATAACAGGATTCGGAGCTGGTCATTTATCTGATTTTGAAACCTTTTACGGTGCAATAATTATCGATGACCCCGACAAGATTTCAAATTTAGGGCAAAAGTCAGCGGAAAACAGCTCAGAGCGTTTTGATGACACCATAATTTCACGCAGAAACGGCACAAACACACCGATAATCTTAATACAACAAAGGATTTCATTATCCGATTTAACCGAACACATTATCAGCGGAAAATCTAAACTCGGAAACATTGCAGAATCAGATAGGTTTATACACATCGTTTTGCCCGTAATTAATAAAAAAGGAGAGCCGTTATGGGCAGCTCGTTTTGGTATTGAGCAAATAAAACAAGCACAGGAAAATCCAGACACAGGATGGATTTTTGAAACTCAATACATGCAGCGTCCTATTAATAAATCTGGCGTTTTGTTCAAGACAAAAGACTTGCAGAAGTTCACACTTTCAAATTACGACCTGACTAAAAAACTTTATACATTTGCATACATCGACCCAGCAAAAGGCAACAAAGGCGACAATTTTGCATGTGCAATATTTGATATTATGCCGTCAGGAAACGCATATAAGTTTTACGTCGTAGACGTGATTTTCAATAACAATTTGACCTTGCCGGAAAACCGCGAACTACTTTCTGAGAAAGTCGAGCAGTGGGGGGTGGACTTTGTAGCAGTAGAAACCAACGGAATGGGCGATATAGAACTGACTATACGAGCTATGTTGCACAGTACCCGTGTCGCCGGTTATCATACAGCTATAAACAAAGAAATTAAGATATTGCAAGAAGCCGGAACGATTATGGATTTATTTATTTTTCGTTCCGATATTGCACGCGGTTCAGACTACGCACTTGCAATGCAGCAGCTTACAAGTTACGAGCGCGGGCGGTCAGGTCAGTCCGATGACTTTCCTGATGTTTTGGCTTTTGCAACTTACAATATGAGAAAATCTAAAAAAGGATTTATACCTTACTCAAAATGATTACAACAGACCCACACATCGTAACATGCCGTCAATGGTTTAATTTCCTTAAAAAAGGAAAACCAACTGAATACCGGGAATTGATATACCAACTGCCAGGGCTTGATACTGCGCAGACAGCAACTTACATACAATCTTTGCAGCTTGATTTATTAGCAGTCTCGAAAATGAAAACAAGCGGAAAAATCAGAATATCCGAAGCGGACAACGCATTCAATGATTTGATAAAAAGCTATCCGGATGCCACCATTTTGAGTTTAGATGTTATCACCCCGAAAGCGGATGCCGTCCAAATCTGCAAAGACCGTTTCAAAGTTGATGCAACTTTTAAAACTGAATATTACACTTTGAATCATGTTTCAAGTGAATTTGAATACTTTGCGCAAACCGTTGAGGCTTTCGTATTCTTTTGTTTCGATGTGAAAAACGTGAAAATAAAACCAACTAACGAGACAGTTTACACTATCCGAAAGAGCTACGCGCATTTATGGGCGTTCTTAGTTGATAGAAGTTACATTTTTTCGCCTATGCGGATTTCGGAAACAACCGAGCGCGATTACTTCAAAGAATTTTACAAAGTCAAAGCATCTTTAAATGTAGATATGTCAATTGATAAAACAAGTGTCTTTGAATATTATACACTGATTGAAATTCTTAAAAATAAATAGCTTTGTATCGAAATAATTGTTACTTTTGCAAAAGAGATGTTGTCCATACTTCATTATTTTGTTGTTATTTATTACTTTTAGCCGGCATTTAAAAACCGGCTTTTTTTATACCTAAAAAATATTTTATGTTATAACATATTTTTTCGTATATTTGCGCAAAATATTTTTAATGCGCATTTTTGGAATTGAAATAACACGAACGAAAGCAGCTACATTTGCACCGAGAGAGCAAAAACCGTTGCATGTGCAGCCATCGCGCAGAAATTTATTTGAGTTTGTTTACGAGCCAAATTTGGCTTATTATACAAATCCAATACTACGTGCAATTTTAGATTTTGATTCAGGTATGTTTGCTAACGCAGACGTTTATGAAGCAAACGCAAAAGGAGAAAAAGTCGAAAATTCTAAAATCATAACTGCCTTAAAAAAACAAAGCAAGCCGAGTTTTAACGAATTTCTAAGGCAAGTACGCAAAGATGTGAACTTGCACGGATTTTATATTGCTTACATACTTAAAAATTCGGGCGGAGTTGTCCAAGAAATCCGCAATTTTAACCCATATTTCACAACGATTTACGTTAAGCAACTCGGATACGCTTATGAAATTGACTACGTGCAGACGTATATCGGCGGCAAATCATATCGAATTTCAGGCAGTCAATTAGACGATATTTTCATTTTTTGGGAATCAGAACCTGACTTTACGACTTCGCAACTTGTTTTCAATCCAAGAATAAAAACCGTGAAAAATATTATCGAAAGTTCCGATGCCTTTTGGCAAGGATTGAAAAATATAAATAAATTTCGCGGTGCTGAAAATATTATTTCTCCTGATTCAGAGACAGATAGCATGCCGAATGCACCAGACTTGCAAAAGTCAATTTCAGAAGCTAAATTAAGGCTTTATTCTGAATATACACGAAATTTCGGGTATGCAGATAATCAAAGTGGGCTAATGATAATGGATGAGCCTGTCAGGGTGCAGAAATTAAGTTCTCCGCTGTCTGAAATGGAAATCGGTGTCCAAAATGAAATGTTTATTGATTCGATTTGCAACGTTATCGGAATCGACCCGGTTTTATTCAGCAAACAAGGTAAATTTGAGAACTATAAACAAGCTCAAAAATCTCATTACGAAAACAATATACAGCCGTTTGCAGATGCATTTTTTCAGGAATTTTCAGCTTATTTGCTTGGTGCAATGTCCGCAAGTCTTCAAATATTCGGAACGTATGATTATTTAGACGTATTTCAAGAAGATTTAGAAAAAAATCGCATTGTAACCGAAAAAACAGCAAATATAGCGATTGCAATGAACACAGCCGTAACAAGCGGGCAAATGAATTATGATAATGCAGTCGAGACACTTATTTACGGCGGAGTTGATTTAGAAACCGCAAAAAAAATGATTAAACGATGATAAAGCCATACCCTTACGAAAGCCGAACGCAGTTCGTTGAGCGTTTTATAAATAACGAAAATATAAAATTGGAGTTTGCAGACGAAACCGCACGAGTTATTTTGGCAGACGCTATTTTTGACGAAAAAGACAACTTTGTCAAATCAGCACGAAATACGGATTTTATTGTTTTCGGGCAAAAGGATATTGACTATTCGATAACGGATATGTCGTATTCAGATAAGCAGCTGAAACTCAAAGGGCAGTTTATCGGATTCGATAACCGCGACAAAGATGGCGATGTTTTAGATGCTCGTTCGGTAAAAAAAACAGTCGAAGAACGTGGTATAAATATTCCGCTTTTAGCAGACCATTTAGAAAAACGCACACTCACACCGAAATTAGAGAAAATCGAAATAAAGAGCACAGGCGTATTTTACGAAGCAACCGCACGAGGCGGAGAACATTGGAGAGATTTGCGTGTTCCGGTTACTAATTATATTGATGCAATTATCGCAGGCAAAGCAAATCGACATTCATTCGGGTATTCTTATGATACCAGAAAAGCCGAAAATTTGAACGGTGCAAATTACATCAAAGAGCTGAAAATTTGGGAGGTTTCAATTTTGACAGTGCAACCGGCAAATGACTTCACTCCGCTTTTGTCAGTCGAATGTAAAGGAGATGCGTGCAAAACTTTGCAAAACGTTAAATCGCAAATCACAAACGAAAATCAATATCAATATTTATCATATCTTTTAAGCAAACACACTAATTTACTTAAATCACTGTTAGATTACGTGCCGGACTTACCACACGCAAACGAACAGCCGAGCCAAAGCAAACACACACAGTTAGTTCAAATTTTAAATTTATTGTAAAAAATGGAAAATTTCAAATACAAATCTGTTGAAGAGTTATCGGCGATGACGGCAGATGAGCAGAGTAATTACATCGCTACAAAACAAGCCTTTGAAAAAAAGGAAATCGAAAATATGAAATCAGAAATTAAGGCTGCAGACAAAACCGCCGAAATCGAATTATTGAAGTCGAAACTTATTGAAACCGAACAACGTATCGAAAACCTCGACAAAATGGTAATTGATGCGAAAAAAGCGCAAACCGAAAAAACAGAAGCCAAAACACGTAAAAGCATCAAATCAGGTGTTTTAGGATTAGTAAATCGTTTGTTTTCTGAGCAAATCAAAAGCAACGGCGGAGACCGCATTAATAACGGTTTAAAAGCTACTTCGGTAACGTCAAATTACACCGATGCACCTTCACAAGATTCTATGTTAGTGCGAGATGACTACCCTGTCCGTGAAGCCTCAATTGTGGATTTAATACCGCAAATGATGGACGTTGAACGAACGTCGATAGAAGCCCCGGTCGTTGAATCGTGGACTATGCCGAGCACAAGTGCAACAGAAAATAGTGAAGCTGCTGAGGCATCGTTCCAATTCAGCACACAACCGTTTAACATGGTGCGACGTGCTGTGTTTGTAGCGTTGTCAAAACGATTCCTTTATAACGGTCTCCGTTGGATTGCAAATTGGGTAGGTCTTCGTTTGCCTGCAAAACTGCAACTGCAAATTGATTATTACTTAATCGGACAAATCAAAGCCGGTGCACGTAAATTTGCTGACTTTGCAAATTTGACTATAACGGCAGGCGATATTGCATCGCAGGCGGATTTCGGAGGTTATACAAAATTAACTTTCGGAGCTGCTCACACTATCACTATGCCTGGCGGAATTATTACGTGGTCTGCAGGTCTTTCGGGAACAAACCAGGTTGTAAGCATCGAAAGTGATACCGTGATTGTGATTGACAAGGCATACATCGCAGCAGCGACAACCACATGGGCAGGTGTTATGGTTTATCCGATGAAAGCATCTATGGTTGAACCTGACCAATACGGTGTAATAACAGGTGCAATTGCAATGTTGCAAACAAACGAATACATGGTATCGGGTGTCGTTTTCAATCCGCAAGACCTTGCTTTACTTCGCACTCAAAAAAGCGCAGTAGATGAGCATTATATAACAGGCGGATACACATCTGATTTACCGAGCACAATCGGCGGAGTTGCGTTTGCCGTATCAAACGGCGTGCCTACAGGTTACGTGCTTTTAGGTGATTTTCAACGCGGAGCGATGTTGCATTGGGGGAGAAATATCACAGTCGAACAAAGCGAAGATACCGATGACAAAAAGAAAAATCAAATCACTTACATTGCGGATGCCGAGTTTATTTTCGAGTTTACCAATCCGAAGTGGTTTATTTACGATACATTTGCAAACGGCGTAGCTTATTTCGCAAAATAATCTAATAATCTAATAGGGCAGGTTTCGGCTCGCCCTTAATTTTTACGAACATGGAAAATAAAACGATTTTAATCACAGGCGATGCAAAAGCAATAGATTTAATCTTGAAACGAGAATCTGGAATAATTAAAAAATACAATGTAACAGTTGAATTGCAAACCGCCGAAATAAAAAAGGAGAAAAAAAATGTATCAAAATCTTAAAAAATTACCCGAAAATCCGGAACAAGCTACGGAGGGTTACGCACGATATTTTGACAAAGACGGAGTCTTGCGACGCATTGACGAGAACGGAAACGTTACCGAAGTCGGAGGCGGTGCATCAGTTGAGTTTGCAAGTGTCGCCGAAGTTTTAGCCGGCACAGTAACAGACAAGGCGATTGCACCTAACACAGCAAAAGCGATTTACGAAAAGGATTTTTCGGAAAATAACCTGAATAAAGTCGGCTATTTAAGCACGGGAAACACATTTGGTGTAAATTCAAAATACAATGTTTTAGGAACGCAATGTATTGGTAACACTTTCGGAGATAATACGACCTCCAACACTTTCGGTAATAGCATAATCAATTGTATTTTTGGGGTTAAAATAACAAGAAATACTTTTGGCTCTGGTATAGAAGACATAATTTTAGGTCATTACTCAAGCTCCAACACTTTCGGAGATAGCATAAGCAACCTTGTTGTTTTAGACAGTTTTCAAATGAACACAATCGAAAGCAACATCAACTTTGGAGGTATTAATTTTTCACTTGCAACGCACGTTTACGCTGCGTATCATTGCCGAATTTTCAAGGATTCAACAGGTGCGATTAAGTTATCGTATGTGGACGGTTCTGGAGTTACCCGAGTAGTTGCACCAAACGCTTAGTCAATAAAAATTATGACATTAGAATTACCAATCTTAATCGAAGTTTACCCCTAATACCTGAAAAATCATGCCCTTAGAATTACCTATCGTAGTTGGAGTTGATACAGCGATAACAAGCGCGGAAAAAATCAACAATTCAAACGGTTTACGTGTTTCCGAAATAACTGTTTTGCAAAATTCAATTGCAAATTTTATCGGATACGATAATCTTTTGATTGAAAAAACGTATGCCGAACTTATCGCACTTGTAACAGCGAGTGAGCTGAAAGCCGGTGCGCTATATCGGATGACGGACTTTGCAACAAAAGCACTAATTCCGAACACAGCTACGATTCACACAGGTAATTCTGAGGTGCTGTTTTTGCAGGCAAAAAGTACCACGGAGTTTTATCTGCGCGTATTTTCCGAAAGTTACCCAGCTGATATTATCGAATATGAAATTGATAATAATTCGTGCGAAGACGGAACGTGGAATCATGCGTTATGCCGTTACACAGGCGGCACAGCTCGAAATGGTTACATAACTTTCCGAAAAGACACCGTGCGAAATAACGCCTTCCATTACGATTTCCGCAACGAAAAAATAAGACTTTGGAAACTCGCCCCCCCGGCGTATGATTCTGGAGTTGCTTATGCGAGGTTTAGTTATGTGCTGTATTCCGGTAACGTTTATTATTGCTATTCATCAACTACGGCAGGCATTGCACCAACAAATGCAGATTATTGGTATTTATTTGCATATTTGGTAGATAACAATTTATATTTGTCTCCGAGTAATAACACAACGCACACTTTTGCATGTACGATTGATTTAGCTGATTATTTAGA